AAAAATGTTCTTTAATGTTCTCTGCGAAATAAAGTTTTGCGGTGGTCGCAGTTGATTCATGTGCAATGTTAAAGAATGTGTTATTCCAAATGAAAGGTAGCAAGACGTTATCTGCCGCATCGCAGACTTGCTGCAAGACTGCATCAGCGTAGAGAGTGCCAACGCCAAGGGCGGTGCGAAGCTCTGCAACTGTCGTGAGTGCCATGCTATTCCTTTCTAAAGACTGGCGGCGGAGAAGGGCACTCCGCCGCCAGCGACTTAGGGTTGGCTTACGCCTTGTTATTCTTGAATGCGCCTGCTCCGACCTTGGTCGCGATTGCGCCGAAGCCGTAGTAGCCGATTGTTACCTGTCCTGCTGCAGTTGATTCTGCGCGTAGGCGGTATGTTGGTGACTCGTACCATGTGTACGCATCTGGGTTTACGATGAGGATTGATCCATCTGTGTCTGTTCCAGCAGCTGTGTTAGGTGTCACGAAGAGGTTAAGACCTGCAACATTACCTTGTAGAGCTGTAGGTACTACAGATCCGCCCGCATTTTGTGGCTGGCTGGCGTTGTAGATTGGACGACCTGAATCGTTGAGTGTCATGATGTTTGACCACTGTGATGTGTTGACGATCATGTTGCGAGCGAATGGGTTCGCTAGGCCAAGTGTTGCGTTGTAGACAGATGCTGATCCGCGAGCAACGATACCGAGAAGCTCTGCAGCTGTTGGGTAGGTTGTTGTGGTTGTTGCATCTGCTGTTGCGCCTGAGATGATTGCTGCGTTTACTGCTGCATCTGTTGCCTTTGCGTACGCTGCAGCCATGTTGCGGACAAGTTCATCGAAGAATGCTGGAGATGTACGATCGAGCAATTCAACAGAGAATGTCTGCTGTCCGGCGTACTTCTTAACATCAACTGATAGGAACGCTGAGTTCTGATCTGTCTCGTTGAATGCTGCATCTTCTGCTGTTACTGCAACTGTTGGCATTACTGTGATCTTTGGGATCTCAAATGTCATACCTGCATCTGGAAGAACTCCGCGTGAGATCGCTTCGATCGAAGGACGGATAGTTGTGCCAAGTGGGTTGATGATTTCATTAAGTTGACGAGTTGGTACGAGACCAGCGTTGTCAGTTGTGTTGTCTGCTGCAAGAATGTATTGACGAGCAGACTCATCGCCTAGTGCAGCGCGAATTGTGTTCTCTGCATACTTTGCAGCTGTGATTTCAATGCGTGGCTTTGAGTAAGCCATTGCTGTTACAGCAGGGCGAGCAGCTTCAACTGCGGCAGCCTCAACTGTAGGTGTTGCTTCGACTGCTGGAGTGGTTTGTTCCACGGTGGCTGTCTCGCTTTCTGTTGGTTGGGTAGGTTCAGCGACTTCATCTTCTGATGCCGCTATATCGGTTACTGCCGCAGACTTGAATGCCGCTGCTTGTACCAAACTTACTTCGAGCAGGTCAGCGCTCGACACATACAACACGCCATTCTTAGGCTTTGCTGCATTGACCATAACTCCGACTGAAAGACCAGTACGAAGTTCCTCGCTTGCTTCAATTAAAGCATCTGTACCGCGAGAGGACTTAGAAATCTTGAAAGAAGCAAAGATCCCTTCATCAGTTTCGTTAAAGAATTGAGCGCGACCGATAGGCTGCTTTGGGTCATGTTCCAATAGGAGTTTAACCTTGCTGGTGTCAGAGATGTTTATCGCACCGCGCTCAAAGACAACCGCACCGGCGGAAGTGTTTCCAACTTCGCCGCCGAATGGCACTATTTTGCCAGAGATAGTGCGCGCTGCGCTATCTGCTGTAAGTTCTGCCGAGAATGTCAACATCTCGTTCATTGCATTTCACCGCTTCCGTTAGGAGTTAAGTCAGTCATTTCCATGGCCTGATCTTGGGTAATTAGTTGAAGGTCAAGAAGTTCACGAATAACCTGGAGTTCTACCAATGGATCTGTGCGTAGGTAGTTCTTATCAATATCAAACTTCACGATGTTTCCGCGAGCGGTGATATCGTCCATAGATAGACGATCCTCGATGGCGGAGATAAAAGGTTGCAAAGATAGTGTTAGGAACTGACGGCGCTCGTCCTGGACATTTGCGTAAGTCATTGTTGTGTTCTGATCTGCCGAGACATAGTAAGGCGGGATATTGCAAAGTCGAGCGATCTCTGTTGCTAGGTTTTGAATAGCCTCGTTATACATCATGTCTTTAGGAGAGAATGAGACTGGTGAGTATTCAAGAGTGGAAGTTAGATATGCAGTTGAACGGTTGTTGCGGGCTTGCTTCCAAGCAGCTAGTAATCCTTGAACTTCTGCTGGTGGAAGGTCAGCCCCTGAGTTCCGAATATATCCAGTCGGCATGGGAGAAGCTGCTGCTATAACGCTAGCCTTTTGAATATCTAAAGCGGCACGAATTGTTGAAGTGCCGGTATTTAAGATGCCATCGCTAAGTGACTGGAATGTAACGAGTGAACCAAGACCGTCCATTGGTACGGTTGTTCCATCAACTGCGTAAGACTTTACATAAACATTATCTCGATCAAGTGTTGCAGTTACGCGAGAGTTAGCAACCCATTCAAAGCGAGAAGGTCTGCCGTCCTCTTGGTAGGTCTCAACAACCTGCCAGAAGGCTTGTCCATAAAATAGAAGGCTGTCAACCGTGTAAGCGATAGTTACTGAACGAGGCTGTGAGTAAGAAGGTTGATCAAGCCATAGTGGCTTACCAAGTTCCTCACCAGTTGACTTCTTGTAAAGTTCTAAAGGAATTGTGCCGATCGTTCCGGCTAAAAGGTTTCTGCAGCGTGCTAACGCGGGAACGCCCATTGCTTCAGTACGACCAACATAGGCAAACTGGAAGGGCATTGCATAGGGAGAATATTCACCGAGAACTTGTGGAGCAGCTTGCGCTTGAATAGTTGGCGATGATGTTGCACCTGTAAGGCGCGAAAGGATACCCATAGAGTGCAATTATACACTACATGTAGGTCAACCCGCGTATATAGCCGCTACCTGTTGTGGTTTCATTAACATTGAGACAACCATCGCCAAAGCGATCGGTGCTGATACATCTCCTGCCGATTTTCTTTTAACAATACGCCATGCAGAGTCATTAACCTTGGCTGCGCAGTTATTCATCTGCTGCATTAGGTTGGCTTGTCCGTTATGGACTACGCGGTGATTAACTAGGCCATCAAGTAAGTCTCCGCAGGCTTGATAGAACTGCTGGCCTGAAATGTCTTGAACCATGCAACCCGCATTGGATAACTTGTCGGCGATCGACTGGGTTGTGTACTTGTCATAGCAGATCTGCCGTGGACGATATTGATCTGACCAAGCCTTTATCTCAGCTGCGATCTTTAGATCATCAACCGAGACTGCCGACTCCCAAGTCTGCAAGATGCCTACGCCAATTTTGCCGTCTGGCAATATTTGGCCTGCAACGAGTGAAGCATTGCGCCTCGAAGGCGATACATCAAAGCCAAAGACTGTATATCCGCCGGGCGGGATCTGAAGTTCGCTGTTAGAAGTTTCCTCAAGAATGCCATGAGGCCAAGGGCTGCTAAGGGAGTCGATCCATTGGCATAAAGTCTCGGTGCGAGTATTTTCGATAGGCGAAGTCGCTATTGCTTCCTCGATCGCCGCTTCTGTAATTGTGTAGCCGAGCGCTGGGTTGGCTTGCGCCCAAGCCGCTCGATCATCGATTTTGCAATACTGAGGCGCTGAGTATTCATAGAACCCGAAAGACTTAGGCGGATTATCCAAGGCTCGTTCTCTTAATTGGTTTAGAACCGTGCTAAACGCATCTCCAGCATTGCTGGTCAGTAGAACATGGCTGTTAGCGTGAGCGCGAGTTACCGGCATTGCTGCTCGATAGCCTTCCTCGGATATTTCGCGTACTTCATCGATATAAAGCAGACCGTTAATAGATCGACCGCGTGAGCCGTCTCTGGTCGCCGCTACAACATCTAAACGCGCCCCAGATAACATCTCGATCGACTCTGTACCGTTAGCGTGACGGATTTGCTTGACCATGCCCTTGAGGTGATCGTTATTCTCTAGCGAGTTAGCAACCTGCCGAAAGGTCTCCAAGGCCATTGAGCGATTAGAGGACATGATCAGAACATCGGTATTCCACTTGAGCAAATGAGTCAGGATCAGCATTCGCGCTAAAAATGTCTTGCCATTCTGCCTGCTAATTAAAAGCAAACTGCTCTTGCGGATCCACATATCCTTCTTGTCCACGGTCAGCATATCTTTGAGGACATACTCCTGGTAAGGCAAGAATGAGACATTGAGCAGCTTGGCGATCTCTACGACATCATCGAACTTAGATTTACCCTTTAAAGGTATTGACTGAATACGCGGTTTGGTTGCCCCTCGTAGCGCTTGTTTCTTTTTGGCAGGCATCAGGACTGATCTGGATCGGGTCGGCTAGTAAACGGACTGTCTTGGTGAACTTTGGACTGGTCTTTCAGTCGGAGTTATGGTCAATGCAGCAAAGCCTAAAAATGGCGTGTTGTATGTATCGAGCGCTGACCTGTTCGAAGTAAGTTTGGTACAAGCAGCGGCATTCAAGTCTGCGG